CCTCCACGCGCGCGCGTGCAAAATGGCCCGAGAGGGCCTAATTTTTAAACGGGGGCAAAAATGGGAGGGAGACCCCGGAAACCAACCGCGGTCAAAAAATTGCAGGGTACCCTGCAAAAATGCCGGACAAACCCGGCAGAACCACAGCCGCAAAACGATTTAAAGGCGATGACCCCACCGGATTATTTGACGGATACCGCCCGGGAGATATGGATCTTTGCCTTATCGCAGGCCCCGGAAGGTATGCTAAGTACCCTCGATTTTGGGGTTTTTTCCGAGTGGGTGGTGGTATATGATCAGTTTTTGACCATATCCGCGGGAATCAAGCGGGATGGAACTTTACAGGAAACGGCAGACGGGGAGCTGATCCCGTCCCCGCTTATTTCAAAATTGCAATCCACCATCAATATTCTCCGGGGGCTGCAGAGCGATCTCGGATTTACCCCGGCCAGCCGGTCAAAAGTAGTATCATTCGGTAAACCGGCAGCGGGGGCAGCAAAAAATGTTTTTTCTGACCTATGAGCACGACACAGGATTATTGCCGCAAGGCGGCGCGATATATTGAGCGGGTTTTAACCGGGAAAATCCCGGCTTGCAGATTTGTAAGACTGGCCTGCGAGAGGCAGCAAGCGGATCTGGCCCGGGCAAAGGGCGGCAGATGGAAATTTATCTTTGACAAATCCGCCGCTAACCGGGTATGCGCTTTCATTGAATGCCTCCAGCACGTCAAGGGGCCGAAAGCCGGCCAAAATATCCACCTTGAGGGCTGGCAATGTTTCATTTTGACGGTAATTTTCGGATGGAAAAACCGCAAAACCGGCGTCCGGAGATTCCGAAAGGCGTATATCGAGGTTCCCAGAGGGAACGGCAAAAGCACCATGCTGTCCGGAATCGGGCTTTTCATGGAAACGGCTGACGGGGAAAAGGGCGCGGATGTATATTCTTTTGCCACAACAAAGGAACAGGCCCGGATCGTTTTTAACGATGCCCTCGCGATGACCCGGGGAAACCGGGATTTCCGGGACGCATTCGGGGTTACCGCCCTGAATCATAGCATCGTCGTCATAGGGACAAACAGCACTTTCCGGCCGAAATCAGCTGACGCGGACACATTGGACGGGCTTAACACGCATTGCGGCATCATCGACGAGCTTCACGCCCACAAAACCCGTTATGTTTTCGATGTCGTGGAATCATCAATCACGAAACGGGCGCAGCCTTTAATTGTATGCATCACCACCGCCGGCTTTATCCTCGATGGCATATGCATGGAGCAGCGGCGCACGATAGCGCACATTTTGGACGGCAGCATTCAGGATGATGCCTATTTTGGCATTATTTACACGATAGACCCGGGCGACGACTGGCAATCAGAGGCCGCTCTCCGGAAAGCTAATCCGAATTGGGGAATCAGCGTCCAGCCGGATGCCGCCATTTCCGCGCAGAATTCCGCAAAAATAAACACGTCGGCGCAGAAAAATTTTCTTACCAAGTACCTTGATATCTGGGTCAACAGCGACAGCGCCTGGCTAGACATGGAACGCTACCGCCGGTGTATTGACCGGGAAATTAAACGGGCGGATTTTGCGGGGCAATATGCGATTTTCGGGATAGACCTTGCCAGCAAGATCGACATTTCAGCGATTATCCGGGTATTCTGGAGGCCGGATCCGGAATCGGGGGAGATGCACTATTATGTTTTTGCCGATTATTATTTGCCGGAGGCCGCTATAAATGGCAGCGATAATCCGCAATACGATGGCTGGCGGCGGGCGGGGTTCATTCACGCCACCGGCGGGGAGGTAACGGATCTCGCGGCCTTGGAGGGGGAGCTTATGGCGGAAATTCCGCTATATCAGACCATATCGGTGGCCTATGACCCGATGCAGGCTACACAGCTTTCCCAGAATCTTTTACAGGCCGGGGCACCGATGACGGAAGTCCCGCAAACGCTTAAAAATCTCAGCGAGCCCATGAAACTATTGCAGGCCCTTATATACGCCGGGCGGATGCATATTGAGGATAACCCGGCCACGCATTGGATGATGAGCAACGTCGTGTGCCATACCGACGCAAAGGAAAACATTTACCCCCGGAAAGAGAAAAAAGACAACAAGATCGACGGGGCAGTGGCCCTAATCATGGCCGTGAATCAGATCATACAATTAGACATCGAAAACAATTATAATGACAGCACCGCACCGGTAGACTGGGGAAAATTCATTATTGCATAACGGGGGCAGATTATGTGGTCATGGCTTACGGGCTTATTCGGATCTTATCGCGGCACTCAGCGGCGCGAGCCTTACACCCCCATTGCAGAGCACCAGAAACCGGCAACGATCCAGAACGCGCTGCAGATTCCGGCGGTATGGGAATGCGTAAACAAGATAACCCGGAGCATGAGCTGCCTCCCGATAGACGTTTTGGAAATTATCGACGGGGACGGCAACACCCGCCGGGATGAGAGCGGGCAGCTATACCGGCTCCTGAATTTATCGCCTAATGCATACCAGAGCCCGGCGGATTTCCTTAAAAGAATCACGGTGGATTATTTGACCGAGGGTAACGCGTTTATTCGCATGGATAAAGCGCGGGGCGCGGATTATATCGCGGCACTAACACCGCTGCCGCCGGGGCAGGTCAGGGTCGAGAATCAGGCTAGCGGCGTTAAATATATTTATCTTTCCGAATCCGGGGAACAAGTTACATATACCCCCGCCGAAATTATGCACTGGAAAGGAATCGGGAACAATCTTGTAGGAATGAGCCTCCTCCATTTCGCGGGAACAACCTTAACCGAGGCCATCGCCGCGCAGAATGCCAGCATTGAAATGTTCCGGAACAAGGGCAAAATTAACGGCATTTTGAGCTCAGAAAGCCCGATTTTGAACCGGAAACAGCAAACGGATTTCATAGAATCCTTTACCGCGATGAAAAACGCGGATGTCGGCGTGCCCCTTTTGCCGCAAGGCTTCAAATTCCAGCAATTGAGCCTGAGCCCGGTTGATACGCAGTTATTACAGACCCGCGAATTCATTGTCCGGGAATTTGCCAGGTGGTTCGGTATCCCATACGGGTTATTAACCGGAGAGGCGGCGGAACTTGTAGACCTTTCGAATTACTACTATGAAACGGTAATCACGCCGATGTGCACAGAACTTGAGCAAATATTTACCCGGGGGCTTGTAAAATCGGATAAAATCAGATTAAAGTTTAGGACATCGGTTCTAAAGCGGATGAGCGATCAAACCCGCATACAGATGCAAACATCATATGCGCAGAACGGGCTCAGAACCCGGAACGAACTCCGGCGCGATGACGGTTTAGAGCGGATAGACGGGGCCGATCAGCTTACCGCGCAAAATAACCTTTTCCCGGTAGACCAGCTGGGACAGAATGACCCGACGCAGACATCACAGACCCCGCTGACGGAACAGCCGGTCAAACAGTAACCCCGGAGGATGTATGATTATTTTTCAGAAAGCCGATTTTCAGGTGGTGGCGGATACCGGAGAGATCGCCGGATATGCCAGCAAATATAACGGCGTTGATTCTTACGGGGACACGATTCTCCCCGGGGCATATGATGACATTATCAGCGCCGGGATTTTGCCTAAGATGTTTTTTAACCACCGCACGAGCGAGGTTCCTTTTGGCGACTGGCTCGAGATGGAGGGCCGCCCGGACGGATTATACGTTAAAGGCCGCCTGGACTTGAGCATTCCGGCGGCAAAAGAGGTATATCACGCCATCAAAGCCGGCCGGGTAGACGGGCTGTCAGTATCCATCGAGGTCGCGGACGGCGGGTATGAGCAAAAAGACCCGGAGGACTGGTGGAGCGGGTACAATATCAGCAAGGTTACCGCTCTCCGGGAAATCAGCATTTGCAGTTTTCCGGCGGATAATTCCGCCCGTATTGCCAGCGTAAAGGCGGAAGATTTTGCCGGAATCCGGACCATAAGAGATATTGAGAAGACCCTGCGCGATGCCGGGTTTTCAAAAAAGGCCGCCGGGGCTTTCATTGCCGCGTCCCGGGCGGTTTTCCATCGCGAAAACGCCGAAAAGGCCCAGCGGGATGCCCGGGAGATGAGGCTCGCGGAATTGTCGGCAAAGATCCAGAACATCACGGAGATTTTGAAAAATGGATAAGGAAACCAACACCCCGGCCCCCGCAATTGATGAGGCCGCCCTCAATGCCAGCATCGAAAAGTTAACCGGCCTGGTCGCAGAAAAGACCGCCGCTGCAAACGAGAGGATTAACGCTATGGAAAAAGAGCTTTCTGCCCTGCAGCAGAATGCCGCCGGCATTCCCGCCGCCGTTTCCGTCCCCGCTTTCCGCACTTACGGGGAGGCATTCGTGGCAGATAAGGCATTCCAGGATTTTAAGGCCAGCATTTCCGGCAACCGTCACGCAGGATTCCGGAAAGAGCTTGCAGCCGCCCCGGAAACCACCCAGGCCAGCAATTCCGCCAGCCGCACCAGCCTCGCCGCGCCTACCGAGCTCGGGCTGGTAACAGACCCCCGGCAGATTCTCAATATAGAATCGCTTTTCGGCAGATTAACCGTCGGCGGCAGCGCCTATCAGTATGTTAAGTATGGATATGTTACCACCGAGACCGCCACCGGCCCCGCCGTTGTGGCAGAGGGCGCGGCAAAGCCGGAGGCCAATTACGCGGGCACTATTCAGACTGGCACGGTTAAGACCATTGCCGCCTGGACTAAGCTGACCGAGCAGATGATCGCCGATGATGCCAACATCGTGAGTTTTATTAACTCGGATATGCAGTACCAGCTTAACAAGGTCATCGACTATCAGCTGGTCAGGGGCACCGGCAGCGGCCAGCTTAAGGGCTTGAATCAGAGCGGCAATTATCACGATTACATCACCGGATCCGGCTTTACCACCGGCGACACCGTGATAGACCTTGTTCTGAAGGTTTCCGCGCAGATGAGGGCGGCCAATATCAATAACATTACCCTGCTGCTTAACCCGGTAGACTGGGTCAAGGTTTTGACCGCTAAGAACGTCAACAAGGATTATTTGATTCCGGGCATTGTTGATATTCCGACACAGCGTATCTGGGGTATTCCGGTGATCCTTTCCGGCAGCGTTGAGGCAGGAAAATTCCACATGGGCGACTTTTTCGCCGGCGGTAAGATCATCGAGAGATCCGGCATCGCCGTGGAGATGGATCGCGAGCAGGACGATTT